AAGCAATCTAAGGCTGTTAAATCTCTTGAAGCTACTATGCCACCAGTACAGGTGTTTAAGGACGTTACACGCCCACAGAAGCCCTTTAAACAGGATGGTACACTATCAGAAGCGGGTAAGAGGTGGTCTAAAGTGTGTGCAGAGTATGATATTAACTTTAATAGCTATGCTAAGCATAAAATACCTAATGGTTTTAAAGACCCGAAAGCTACTTCACCAGTGCAGATTAAAGATTGGTTATTTAGTTTAGGTTGGAAGCCACAGACCTTCAAGTATGTAGAAGATGGTTATGATTTACAGGGTAAACAGAAACAACGTAAGATACCACAGATAAAGAAAGGTGATATGTTATGCCCGTCTGTTATTAGAATGGTAGACAAACACCCAGAGTTAAAGAACCTAGAGGAACTTGGGGTGTTAGGACATCGGGTAGCATTAGTATCTGGGTTAATTAAGAACTGTGATGAGGAAGGTTATGTTATAGCTGCTATACAAGGCTTGACTAACACGCTTAGGTTCAAGCACGCAGTATGTGTAAACATTCCTAGCCCACGTATGCCGTATGGTAGTGAGATACGTAGCTTACTGACGATAAGAGAAGGCAGGGAGTTATGTGGTAGTGATATGAGTAGTTTAGAAGACAGGACTAAGCAGCATTATATGATGCCTATAGACCCTGACTATGTAGAGGAGATGAACAAAGAGGGGTTTGACCCGCATTTAGATATTGCAGTAGAGGCTAAGTTCTTAACACAAGAACAGGCTGATGCTTACAAGGCTAAAGACTTTAGTAAGTTCGATGAGGCTATGCTGACAGCACAAAGGCATAAAGGTAAGACTACTAACTATGCCAGTACGTATGGTGCAGGAGCACAGACTATTGCTAGGGGGGCAGAGGCTACGCTTAAAGAGGGGGAGGCATTACACAAAGCATATTGGGATAGGAATTGGAGTCTAAAGGCTATAGCAGATGAACAGACTACTAAAAATGTAAATGGTAAGCTATGGTTGCATAACCCAGTCAGTAGTTTATACTATGAACTACGAAGCAAGAAGGATATATTTAGTACACTTAACCAAGGTACTGGCACATACTGCTTCGATATGTGGGTGAAGGAGATACTGAAAAAGGATGTGAAGTTGTTAGCACAGTTTCACGATGAGGTTATTATTGATTCACCTTTAGGGTATAGAAAAGAAGTCATTAAGTACCTAAAAACCTGTGTAGGGAAAGTAAACGATACATTAAAACTTAAGAGGAGGTTAGATGTAGATGTAGATTTTGGTAAAACTTATGCAGAAATACATTGACAAATACAAAAAAGTATGAGACAATTACAACTGTTATTCCAACAATAGAGGACAAAATAACAAATGGCTATTAAAAGACGTGGCGAACAACAAACAACTGAGCGTAGTGATTTAGAATATGTAAACCTAGAAGCAGGTGAGCATGAGGGTAGACTACGATATGTAGCAGACTTAGGTATGCAGAAGCGTGATTACAACAAAGAAGAGGAGAGACCACCAGCACAGCAACTGGCTTTAGGTATTGAGATTATAGGACAGACTGTGGAGATTGATGGTAAAGAAAAACCTAGATTGTTATGGACAGAGGCTTTTAACGTGTTCCATCAGTTGACTGAGCGCGGTAACGAGTTGAAATACTTCAAGGTGTTTGACCAAGCAGCAGTAGAGGGAGTAGTGGCAGACTGGGATAGTGTGCTTAATGAGCCTTGTAACGTAGTGATTGTTCATAACAAAGGAAAGGGTGCTAATTCTCATCGCACATACGACAATATCGACTACCTAACACCTATACCTGCCAAGTATAAGGACGGTGTAGAAGCTGGACTTATTACTGATGGCTGTACTGGCGATGCAGATGATATGGAAAACCCAGCACAAGCTAATATGTTTGGATTACCACTATGGACTCATGGAAGACGAATTGATGCACCAGAGTCGCTAGAAGAACTTACTGGTGTAGAAGAAGATATTCCATTCTAATGCAACTGTTAATTGATGGTGATGTTATTGTGTACCGCATAGGGTTTGCAACACAGAGGAAGGATGATGATGGAAACATTGTACCAGAACCTTTGCCCTATGCTTTACACAGTACCAAGAGGTTTATCAATGGTATGATTAAAGATACGGGTGCTGATAGTTATAGGTTATTCCTAACAGGAAAAAATAACTTTAGACTAAAAGTTGATAGTGAGTACAAAGCTAATCGTAAAGGTACAGCTAAACCTATTCACTACCAAGCCATAAGGGATTATATGGTTAAGCACTTTAAGGCAGAGGTTATCGACGGCATGGAAGCTGACGATGCCCTTGCACTTAATCAAACAGACAACACAATAATAGCAAGCATAGACAAAGACTTGCTTATGGTAGAGGGTGAACATTATAACTTCGTGAAGAAAGAGTTTACCCATGTTACCTATGAAGCGGGTATACACTGGTTCTATATGCAAATGCTAATGGGAGATAAAGTTGATAACATTATCGGAATACGTGGAATCGGGATTAAGAAAGCTGAGAAGATATTGGCTGAGAGTAAGGATAGAGATGCTACTATTGAAAGCTACTATGAATCTGAGTTCGGAGAAGGGTGGTATCAACGTATGGTACAGAATACGCAACTTCTTTGGATGCTTCAAAAAGATGTGAAGATGCCTATGGATATAAGGGGGTGATAAGTGAGCGATAGCACAATTAAAAATCTAAAACTTATAGCACAACCATGTGATTTTAAGAACTTACGTGATGGTAAGAAGATGCCTACAGATATAGATGGTTTTTACGACCACAATGGAACGCATTTTATCTACATCGAAGTTAAGTCTAAAGGCAAGGACATGACTATGGGACAGAGGATAGCTTTAGAAAGGTTGTGTGATGCAACACAGAGGGCAGGTGTACATAGTATTGTCTTGGTGGCAGAGCATGATACTGATAAGGTTATTGATGTAGGTAATTGTACTGTTGTTAAGTATCGTTTTAAGGGCAACTGGCGTGAGTCAAAACCTTGTACTGTAAAGAAAGCTCTTTTTAGTTTTATAAAGAGTAATTAGGGAGAGTATATAAATGTCTTATGAAAAGCGTGGCAAGTCTGTAGGCGATTACAGAAGCAAGTTTGAAGAACGTGTAGCTAAAGACCTTAAAGACTTTACCTATGAATGTACTACGTTACTATATAACAAACGAACTACTAGAAAGATGGAGTGTTTAGATTGTGGCAGTCAACACGTATTACAAAAGGCTAAGTACCTTACAGACTTTAGATTACCTAATGGTATATACATTGAAGTCAAGGGATGGTTTAAGCCCAGTGACCGTACCAAGATGGAGTCTGTTATTAAGTGTAACCCAGACCTAGATATACGAATGTTGTTTCAAAAAGATGGGTGGACTACCAAAAAGAAAACACAGAAGTATAGCGAGTGGTGTGATAAGCGTAAGATTAAGTATGCTATTGGGAAAGTTCCTATTGAATGGGTGAAAGAGGATGAGAAATGTGAATAAGATATGTTACAAATGTGGTGCGGAAGACCCAGAGTATGAAGTAGTTGGGTATAGTAGAAACTGTTCTGAGTGTGGAGGTAAAGCTAGTGTGTTAGAAATAACTGAAATGACCGACTTATTAAACGAACTTTATCTAAGAGGGTTACTACCTGAAGGTTTTATTGAAGACGTAACAGACGAAGAGTATAATGAACTTGAGTTGGATTTTAATGACGATTCATTAGAAGCACATGAAGATGCTTTCTTGGATTATTTAGAGGACTATGACTATGACTAAAATAGTAGTGATACCAGACACACAGATGAAGAAAGGTGTACCTATGGAACACTTGCTATATGCAGGTAAATACATAGCAGAGAAGAAGCCAGATGTTATCGTACACCTTGGAGACCATTGGGATATGCCTAGCCTATCTCACTATGATAAGGGTAAGAAGTCTTTTGAGGGTAGACGATACAAAGATGATGTTGACTCCGGCAACTTAGCTATGGATTTATTCTTAGAGCCTATCAAGAAAGAGATGAAAAGGTTGAAGCGCAATAAGAAGAAGTTGTGGCAACCACGTATGGTGTTTACAATGGGTAATCATGAAGAACGTATAGAGCGTGCAGTAGAAAGTGACGCTGTGCTGGAAGATGTTATTGGTTATCAGGATTTAAACCTAAGTGACTGGGAAGTTATAGACTACAAAGAGCCAGTAATCATTGAGGGTGTTGGCTTCTGCCACTTCTTTACCAGTGGTGTTATGGGTCGCCCAGTATCAAGTGCCAGGGCGATGCTTACCAAGAAGCACATGAGTTGTGTGATGGGTCACGTACAGGATAGAGACATTGCATTTAGTAAGCGTGGTGATGGTACTGCATTGACTGGTATCTTTGCTGGTATCTTTTATCAACATGACGAGGCTTATTTAGGTAGTCAAGGTAATGGTAGTTGGAAAGGTATTTGGATGTTAAACGAAGTTAATAATGGTAGCTTTGATGAAATGCCAGTTAGCTTAGAATATTTGAGAGAGCGTTATGGAAATTGATATAATGACACCAGAAGAAGAACAACGTATGAAAGATTTAGGTAGATATGACCTAATCAATAAGGGTGTTTGTGGTAAATCTACAAGTAGAATAGATATTATTGGGCAGAACGGCAATGATGGGTTACACTATGAAGAGAGAGCATCAGACAAACAGGTAGGTGGGGACCATTATAAGAAACACCTAATACAACCTTGGGATATTATTGATGCTTATCATTTAGATTTCTACGAGGGTAATGCCCTTAAGTATTTGCTCAGAACCAAAGGTAGTAGAGAAGAAGATATTAAGAAAGCTATTCACTACCTTGAGAAGATATTAGAAAACTGGAGTAGATAGTATGGACACTACTAACCCTATTAAGTTGTTTGGTAAG